TTGCTGAAACACGCTGTGACTGGAGTTCAGACGTGTGCTCTTCCGATCTATACCGAAGTATAAATATTCTTATATCGGTCAATTATTTTTATCGCTTTAGATGCTGTAAACTCTTCGATCTCGATAGTTCTTTTTTCATCGAGAATTATTTTTATGGGTTCTTTTCTGAAGAGCTTTAAATCTGTTTCCATCTTACGCTATCCCTACTTCGTCCTCGATAAAATAGAGCTGGTCTCCCTCTGTTCTAGTGGTGTCGAGCACGGCGACTATAGAAAACGGAGTTTCGAGTCTTGAGTCAGCATCGCCAGAGGCCTTGAACGCGAGATTAAGCCCGCTGTTGATTGTTGCAGAATATACAACCCATCGGCGATATTTTGCGACACCGGAAACGATCTGTTTGTTAGTAAGCCGGAACATTTTTGATGTTATCGTGGCAAGACCGCCTGAAGTTAGCTTGCGTTTTGCGATAGCTCCGATTACGTATTTGATTCTAAGTGTTTCCGAATCGAGAGCATCTCCGCCGTATTTTGTGTCGAGAACTGTAATCGCTTTTATAATGCCCCTGCTGTCTACGTTCTTTACAAAATCCTTCCCTGCCGTTGTGAGCGTGACACTCGATCCTGTTTTCCATGTCTTGACGTTTGATATCGCGGGTCCGGTTGTTGAATCTCCGATATCAGTAAGGAAGATAGGCTGATTGTACCTCCACTTTGACGAGGCAATCGAATCCGTTCGCGTCGAAGCGAGTGCGTTCGTTACCGATAACACATCTATGCCGCCACGGATTTTGTTGAACGTGGGTAGATAGAATTCAATCGCGTTAAATCCTATCGTGACCTTCTGATCCGATAATTGATTCTTGATGGGAGGAGAATTATCGCTTTGTAATTCCTCTGATGCAATTTCCTCGTTAAACGAAACACCTTTTGCAACGCCGATATTAGTGAATGACACTCCAGCGTCTTCGCTGATCTCGATCATACACGATCCGTAGTTTACGGAACCTGATTTAACATAGCCAGTATTTGGATAAGTAGGCATTTGATCCCTCCTTTTAAACTCTTATATATTTCACGGTTATATCAACCGCTGCATTCCATGTTTCGTTCGGCTCTTCAAGTATAGACTGTCTTATAACCTCGGTATTCTGTACATCGAACCCACTATAGGTTCCGCAGATATTTGTAAAACTTTTCTTGACCAGAAACGCAAGGGCTAAAACAAGTTCCTGAGTTGTCGATCTGCAATTTATTTGCCATGACTCGCTCTCTTCGTTACCCGCAGCGCCAGAGGACGATATAAAATAGAAATTGATTGCTGGTAACGTCGTTACTGTTTCCGGGATATCTCCGTTATATATTCGTGTTGACGTAATCGCTATCACATCCGCATCGTGTAAAAGCTTATACCCGATGAATTGCCCTGGTGTCGTAACGCTCATTTTACATATCCTGCAAATTCTCGCTTGCCGTTCTCCATAAGGATCATGTCAAGGTCTTTGCCCTTAGCACGATCGAGCGCAGGGCGCATGAACGGATGTGGGCGCGTTCCGCGTCTGCGGATCGAGCGAACGATAAGAAATTCCACATCTGCGAGTCCGTGCTTCACGCACCAGTCTTTCAAGGACGATAAAAACTCTTTCGACCCGTTCGCTGTCTTGTGTGGTCCGGTCCCAAATTCAAGAAACGGAGCCGAGGGGTAAACAGTTCCGACAAGTACCGACCCTGCCGGAGCTTTGGGGAAATCCTGCCCTTTGCCGCTAACAAGTCCCTTTTCATCGCTTATGCTTATACTTGCTCTCGTTTGCCCTTGATCAACAGCACATAGCATAACAGCGTCACGCTGTATAAGCATAGCGATTTCCATCGCCGAACGCTTAACGGTGTCATGTCCTTTAAGGATTACTTTCTCGCCTTCCCATTTCATCATCGTTTTATCTCGCATTGCGTTTCGATAATCGCGTCATCGTAATTCTCGGGTTTTTGGATAGTGTAAAAATCTCCGTCTACTTTCACCAGGTCCCCGGCTTGCATCTTTTTTGTACGATCCTTAACCTCGGCTATCAATGTATACCCGCTCTGATTAAATTCTTTATAGTTACCCTGACGATATCTGCTATTGCCATTCGAAACAAACATGCACCGGAAGTTCGTAATGAACACAGGCTCTACAACTTCTCCGCCCATGCTATCTGAAACCCTGGTCGGCCTGTAAACCGATGCCGTCTTGTTTGCCTTGAATGCGTTTATACTCAAAGTATTACATCTGCTTTCGCTGTTGGATAACAAATGCACATATTAGCATCGCTTATGTGTATGGCCGATTGCAAAGCGTTATACTTTGTATCTCTGGTTGCAGTCGATGCTGTAGTTGCATTCCATATCATTACCATCTGATTCCTGATTTTGTTCTTTTTCATATGTTCCTCCCTTACGAAATATACGCAAGCCTATGTCTTGCAATCGCCTGATAAATCGACGGGCTATATCCTCCGCCCGCAACAGACTCGTATCCAAGGCTAATCCCTCCGACAGATTTATTTCCAACGCCCGGGTCTTTGAGTCTGATAAGATTGTATTGTATGATATATGCAATAACTCGTTTCATATCTTGCGGCCAGTTTACGCGTGTAATACGATACATCCCCGAGTATTGTGAATCTGCATAAAGATCATAATTAGTCGATAGACTCATGATCGAATCCGATACCGAGTCTATATATACAAGCCCATTGTTTCTTCCGTTTCCTTCGATAAAAATAGCACCAGGAGCAAACCCGCGAGAGGAGAATAAAGCGTCCGGATTGTTTATTTTTGCCGGAGCTGACGAGGTTTTAGAGGTTAATATTAGGTTTGAGGTTTCCATCCTGGTGCGTACATCGGGAAAGGAGTTGTTACAATAATCTATAATATCAGATTCAACTATCGGAATCATTTCGGCAATCCACGAATCGAGTTCTGCAAGTTTATAGTTGATTGCAATCGAATCACCCGTGCTTATTGTGGTTGAAGAAGTCCGGTCCACTACAAGAAATTCGTCCCATGATTGCGAAGTCTTATAATCTGCCGAAGAATATACGCAAGTCCCGAGCGTGTCACTTGCTATCTGTATAATAACAGCATTGCGATTGGCTACCTTGTGAGGCAAGATACCAATCTCTTGAAAATATTCGTCGGTGATTCGTAATATGGTTTTGACTTCTGCAACAGTCACAATGTTATCCTTTGAATTGAGATATCAAGCGAGCACATTCAACCACAGCGCCCTTCTGTTTGTTGACCTTCTCTTCAAGTTTTTTCTGTTCGGCTTCGAGCTGATCGAGCGCAAGTTCAAGACCTTCTCTTTCCTGGAACAACTTTAGGATAACGATGTTTTCTTCCTCGTATCCATAGATCGGTTGTTTCCTCATGATATGCGATTGGTCGGGGAGATAATAAGATCCACCCTGCCCAGCATAATAAAGAAGCCATGCCGTCATTCCCTCACGCTGAATCGAGTATTGCTCTTCCTCTGCCGCCATGTGCACGCCCCAAAGTTCGACGCTCTTGTATCCGAGGTACCACCCGAGCGCCATCATGTGAGCAAGGGTTGATGTAATAAATCTACCAAGGTTATGAACATGTTTTACGGATTCTTGAATTTCTTTTAACGGGAACGGAAAAGAGTTTTTGATCTGAGGATAGACAGACTGCATGAGCACAACGGAATCTTTCCATGCGTTTATTTCATCCACACGGGGAAGCCATGTCTGCATCGGATGAACTTCAAACAACGCATCTATTCTGTGCCCCTTGATGCATTCATGAGACAGCGAAGGAGCACATGTCCAATAGTCTACATTCGGATCATCCCATGGAGTTTGTTCCATAGTACCGGCTGTACCTATGAGCACCAACTGATCGTGTTTTTTCAATTCCCTAATGTCTGATATCATAACCCCTCGTCATGGTAAAGATAAGGGGAGAAAAAATCTCCCCTTTTGCTTTGCTATGTATTTGTTATGGAGCGATATAAATTGCCCCGAGCAAAGTTCTGTGTGATGTTCCACCGCCCGAACCTGCGCCAGTTGTGAAATTGATTTTGATGTATCCATCCGAATCGATGAATCTTGCCGTTTCAGAAAGATGTACGAACTGGGGATACCTCCCGGATTTCTGAGCAATTGCGATCGAGGAAACATTGAAACGAACTGACAAATTCCTTTTCGTAGAATATTTCCCTCTTTCATGATCATCTTTCCCCGCAGTAGACCCACCGAGAAATGTCATGTAGCCAGAACTTGCGCCGGTTTTTGATGTTCTCTGAACGACGAAAATGAATCGCGATGCATCATATCCAGAAGTTTTTATATATGCTCCATTCGCCGTTGATACTTTAATCATCTTGCCAGATGTAAGTCTCGTAGGCGTAGACGACATATCTGTAATTTCATAAGGTGTGATTAGATCTCTTGCCATTTTTTACCTCCCCTTATTCTGCCGCATAGGATGCGTAAAGATATGCCGTCGCTTCGGGGCGACTAACCTTAGCACCGTATACATGCAAGCCCCTGACTATATCGCCGAACGCGCTCGGGTTTCTAAGCGCCTCGATTTTCTCAAGCTGTTGAGCGAGGGTAATCGATCCTGAATATCCGAATATTGGTTTGCAAAGCGCATTCGTTGACGGTGTTCCGATAACTATATTGTTACTCGAATAGCAATCGAATCCGAGACAGCGCCCCTTGAATCCGTTTGTGAACGTGTCGCTGTTGTTGGTGTCGAGCGCTATCTTTGCAATGCTGAGTTTCGCGAACATCCACGGAGGAAGAATCGCATAACGTCCAGTAGTCGGAACGCTGTTCTCGTCCATGCGCTGCCCAACGAGTCCGAGGAGTTCGATGATGTTTGTTGACTTGATAGAGTATGCCGACCCGGAACTGTCTACAACGATTCCTGCACCCGTGGCCGCCGTTGTAAGGATGTAAGTATCGAGAACTTTCATGAGCGCGAAAGCTCCTTCGTTCCCGAACGTACCGAGAAGTTTCGGCGTGCTCTGAAGATTGTCTACGTCGTCGATCGTAAGAGAGAAGTACTTTTTCTGATCGATTTTGAGTTCTCTTTGAGCGTCTGTAAGAACCTGATTCGTTACTGTCCCTGAATAAGTGCTGACGTTTACCGCTCCGACGCTGTTTATCTTTACGACGTTTCCTGATGCGACTTCGCCCTCGTAATCTGTATTACAAAGGTTAGCCGCTACAAGAATGTCTTTGAGCGCAAGCAGTATCTTGCCAGACCAAATTTCGGGGATGAAAGAATTGAAAGACATATAGCCCCCTTATTATTTATGGGCTCCCAAACGATTGTACTCCGCGTCGATCTCTTTTGTGTATGGGTTGCCCGCTTTGAGATATCTTTCGATATCTGCAATAGTCGAAAACTTATGATTTCCGTCTCCGCTTTTAGGGATTATGTTATGGTCTTTCATTACAGAATTTGTTATGTTTTCGCGTTCAAGAACGAACCGATCATAGTCTTGATCGATAAGTTTGTGAACATCGTCCGAGCTGTCCGCAGCTTTTACTACGGCTTTCAGCAAATCCTCCCCGAGCATGTGCTTTTTTTTCATGCAGTACATTATTGCGTCGTTGAGCAATTCACCTTTAAGCTTGTCATGTGCCAGTCCGTCCGCTCGCTCTTTTTCGATTCGCGCCCGTTTCTGATCTTCGGTTTCGTTCGGGTTGAGTTCTCTGAGTTTTGTTTCAAGGCGGATTTTGAGTTTATCCTCAAATGCGCCTTTCTCGAACGTATCAACACCCTGCGAAACCTTCTGATCAACAAAAGGCCGAAGCGTAGTATTATAGTCATCGGTTTTAGCGAATTCGGTAACAAATTCTTTAGTAATGTTCTTTGCTGTGAAGCGTTTCGCCCAGCCGCTCACGTCTTCATCCGCTGTAGGCGGACAAACCTCCGTGATCGTTTTGACGACATCTTCGATAAGTGCCATAAATCCTCCAAAAATAGAAACTGTGATTTGCCCTTGAGTACCCGCCTCAAAGTATTATTTATTATACACTATTGGGTAGAAAACTGTCAATAGGTAATTAAAAGATATAATTAAGTATACATGTGTTATAATAAAGGATACATATTATTTATGTTGACAAAACGAATAAAAAGATGTATCTTACATACAAGATTCCTGCCCCGAATCAACCACGAGCTTACAAGCTCCCAAAACCGGGCAGGGTTGCGGGGGCTTTTTTATTGTGGAGGCATTAGGTGATTAACTATAAAGACTTTAGAGAACAATACAGACATACTATTAAAAAGTTTCTGTTGTTAAATAAAGATTTTGAAAGTCTTAAACTTAAAGAACAAATTATAAGAATCAACAATTTTTTAAAAACTGAAACACTCAGCAAGAAAACGATAAATTTGCACAGGGTAGCTTTAAAAACTCTTGTCATAAAGATATCAAAAGTAAACAAATTAGCAATAGACTATCTATTTAAAAAAAGCGTTATTATCCATACAGTAAACAGAGTCGCGTTGTCACATAAAATTTTATCTAAAGAAAGTATTGAGTTGTTGATCAGGGAAATGTCTCCGAGATATGCATTGATAATAAAAACCCTCTGGAAAACAGGGTTAAGAGTTTCGGAATTGCGCAATATAAAACTTGTCAAGTGCCACATGTTTAAAGAATATGTAGAAATAGACATATTGGGTAAATATTCGATATCCAGAAAAATACCATTGGATATTATTATTTTTACCGAGATACGCGAATATTTCAAAGGTGCTGTATACCTATTCGAGACACAAAACGGCAAGCGATACGATCGGCGTAACGTGTATAACGAGATTCGGCGACACGGGGAAAAGATACTCGGGCGTCGGGTAACACCCCATATGATGCGTCATAGTTTCGCAACATATTTAATTAACGAAAGAAATTGCAATCTAAGCAGCTTGTCAAAATTATTAGGGCACAAAACAGAAAGCACCACGTCCGATGTTTACACGCACGGAGTTATGAAATCGATTGATTTATTAGATATGATAAATTAACTGATATGTAGTATACTTATACAGAGGAGAATAATATGAGAATATTTTTATTGCTTTTAGCGTGTGCGCTGTTCGCATCATGCTCGTTTCGAGAACATATAGAATACGAGGTCGTCTATACTGTTACATCGTCTGTGCCTTGCATTATCACGTATCTCGATGAACATTCCATGCCTATTACAATCTCGGACGTTACGGATTTCGAAAAAAGAATAGCTATGACAGCATACGTTGATTTTGGATTCGGTTGTCCCCGAGTATCTATCATCAAAGAAAAATACTGTTTGGGGACTATCGGAATAACTGTAGACGGGAAGGGGATATCAAAGGACATTGCAATCTCATGTTGTTGCGAGGAAGCATTGAAATATGAATACGTAGTAATAGGATCGAGGGGGATTTAAATGTGGTTTCTTATAATCTTCTTGATTTTGTTAGTTGTTATAATAATTTTTGATGCGACTATTTAATATCTCTGTCCATAGATATTTTTCTCAAGCCCTTTGTCTTTCGCCCACTCAGTAAACGAGGTGTATGGGACCAGCCCGTTTCCCTGCGTTTCCCTGACATCGGGCGGCAATTCCCCAACGATCTCAGGAACCGTCGTGCAGCGGTCGTTAATGTCCCAAGCAGGGTTTCCAGTGCGCCCTATGAAATAATAATTCCCGTCCGGGTACCGAAATCTTCCCTGCTCATCGCTTATCTGTCCATCCATTGACGCGCTCTGTGGCCGCGTTCTGTCGTCAAGAGCTGCTACATACCGAAGCCGTGAGTCAATCCCGTATTCAGATTTCGCGTAGCTCATTTCCTGCACATGCCCCCCGTTATATGCGCGCAGGCTCTCGGTGCGTATTATGCGTAGCGACTGATAGGCTATCCCGCGTTTCTCTGTAACACCTGTAAGTAATTCGCCCTGAGCGTCACGAAAACCGAGAATCTTGTCTATCTCTTTTCCGACAGCGATATTATCCATGCCTGAGACTATCGAGGTTTCAAGTTTTCTCTGTATAGCCATGATCTGCTGTTTACGCGATACCTCGGAAGGCGTAGCCCCGAGTCTGCCCTTCGCTTGCCATATCGAAAATATATCATCCTGGACAATCGACTTAATCGCGTTATCATTTAACGCCGGCATCATAAGATTGACACCTGTCTCCTGCGAGAGCGCCCACGAGTTCGAGTAATACCCAATCTTCGCCATGATCTCGGCCATCTGCTCCATCCGCTTATCACGCTTAAGCATGATAGGACCGATCTTCGCTCCGATGTCTGCTTGTAGTTTATTGATCTTGGTTATGCGGACCTTCTCGCCTATGGATACTTTCTGATTTAAGAAATCGTTTGTAGCCTGTACATCGATGTTGCCATCTTTGTCATATTTCGGGAGGTCGTATTTCTTGTAAAAATCCTGAATCTCTTTCTGTATTTCAGCGTTTATCTCTTCGGTCTTAGCTATGATCTCGCGCTCGAAACTGTTTTGAGTATCTGCGTATGTAGACGTAAGAGATTTAACTATCTTTTTTTTCATTCTTCAATAACTTCACCAGTACAAATTAAAAAACCTTTAACGCCGCAACCTTCGCAATACAAATCACAAAGTTTTAATTTTGAAGGCCATATATGCATCCCGCGAACACCGCATTTTATACATATCAATTCAGCTGCGCGATGGGGCATCCCCTCTTCTATTCCAATTATTTTGCCCATCGTTACGCTACGAAAACCGGATTCTTCTTAGGCTTCCCTGAATCGCCCTTGGAGTCTCCGCTTGCGCTATCACCCTTGTTGCCAAATGCAAAATTAGAATACGATTCAAGCTTTCCCTGCTTTTCTTCTTGTGTTGCCTCAATTTCTGCTTCTGGGTCTTCTACGAACGTAGCAAAATTCTTTATCACCGTTACATCGGACAGCTTGCCGTAATACTGATTAAATAATTGCGCGTTCACCGTGCTGTCGCTCGGCTTGTTCCTCTCGAACTTTATGGTGATAAGTTTTTTCGGATCAGCAATATTCTTTATCGAGCCTATAAGTTCGATCCTGTTATATAGCCCTTTTCGGAAATATGATTCCTTGACAGCGCATATAAACTCGAAATCATATAACAATCTATCGATACTTGCCCCCGAACTTGCTTCCCCTGTTCTGAGCTTGAGGAAATCAGGTACGTGAGCCTGAAGGTTTATTTCCTCTCGGAGCCATTCTTTCATGGTCGTGATGAATTGCGCATCAACTGGCTTTGTAAGAAATCTTACGTCGTCGGTGTTCTTATCCAGGCCGGATATTGCACGATTTTCTTTCATCTGCTCAATCTGTTCTTTCTCGAACTTGATCCCGAACGCAAGGAGATAGGCGAGCGCCCAGCGTTTAAGCTCATCATTACAGGACGATATGAGATTGTCGTATGCTTCGATAAGTTTTAAT